GTATAGAGCATAATTATATGACATCTAAAGATAAATGTAAGGAAAACTATTTTGTCAGCCCAGAAAGAGACCCAGACATAGAGTATCAACACCATGGTAAAAAGATATGGGATGTTGCGTTACAATATGGCATGGAATGGCATGGTTATCTAACAGAAGCTCAAGTAAGGCAACATTTAAGAGAGGTCAAATGTATAATTGACCCATCTTGGTCAGTTGCATACTCAAAAATAGGTGACCATTTTAATCGTGTGATCGTCGATGGGATTATAGAAGGGGCAATACCTATAGCAAGGAACTATGGAGTGGCTACTAACGAAGAAGGTGAAGGTGAAGTGTTTAAACCTTCTGAAAACTACATGATGGTGCCTCATGATGCTACTCCTCAAGAGTTTGCATCTGTAATCATAGAGACAATTAATCTAAACCAAGATTGGGTAGAAGATATACAGGAAAACAATAGAAAACTTCTACAGCATTTTGAAAGAGAACGAGTGGCTCTTCAATACTTATCGTTGGCTAACCAACAACCAACTGGTTTTTATAACAAATTAGAAACAGGAACTGTTTCAGAACATGTTTCTAACAAAACTAAAGAAGTTATGTCTAATTTCTTTAAATTATCAACTGAATTATAACTGGAGGTTATAACATATGGCAAAGACTATAAACAGCAGGAATGTTCATGAAGCATTTATACTTGGGATGGACGCATTTACGTGGGATGGGGATGTTGTAGAGCAAGACAGCAGAGCAGGAGCAACACTAGAGTTTGATGGACCAGTTATAACAACATATGAAAACCCTTGTGAGCGTGTACTTTTTTGGGAGGGTAGGGATGCTAATCCCTTTTTCCATTTTATGGAAGGGTTGTGGATGCTACAAGGTAGAGAAGATGTAGATTTTGTAGCATTTTACAACAAAGGTATGGAGGCATTTACAGATAATGGTAAAACTTTTAATGGTGCTTATGGGTTTAGGTGGCGAAAGTTTTATGAAAAGGATCAACTAGATATTGTAGTTCGTAGGCTAAAAGAAAATCCTGATGACCGACGTTGTGTTGTAGCTATGTGGGAATGTAATAACGATTTAGATAGAACAACTCTTGATACTCCTTGTAACACGCATATATATTTTAAAGTTCGTGGCGGTAAACTTAATATGACAGTTTGTTGTAGGTCTAATGACATGATATGGGGAGCGTATGGTGCAAATGCTGTACATTTTTCTATGCTACAAGAATACATGGCAGCAAGAATAGGAGTACCTGTTGGTGTGTATAATCAAATAAGCGACAGTTTCCATGTATACACAAAACTTTTTAACGAAATGAAAGATAAGTTACCTGAGTTTGATTACTATAGCCATAAGTACCCACTAGTTGGTAATCCTTATAAACAGTTATCTACTTTTCCTATGGTTAATGATCCTGATGAGTTTGACAACGATTTAGATGCATTTTTCCATGATGTTGAAGAAGGTTTTGCTAATCACTTTTTCTCTGATGTTGTGATCCCTATGCAAACTGCTTGGCGCATGCACAAAACTGATAAAAACACGCAAGGCGCAATAAGTATGTTAAGAACATATTGTAAAGCTGAAGATTGGCAAAAGGCTTGTATCGAATGGCTCGATAGAAGACGAAAAGGGCAAGAAGAAGTTAAAGATACAGAAGCTGTTATAGGAGAAAATAATGTCAAATAATCGATGGTCATACAGTAGATTATCTGTTTTTGAGCAATGCCCAAAACGATATTATTACGCAAATATAGAAAAACTTCCTACACCACAGCATCCTGCTGCCACTCGCGGAACAGATATACATAACGAAGCAGAGTTGTATATAAGAGGAGAAGGTCCAATGACTCGAGGTCTCGGTTTGTTCGAAGAAGGTTTTGAACAACTAAAGGAAGGTTTTGAAAACGGAACAGTTTTCGTAGAAGAAGATTGGGCATTCGACATAGACTGGCAACCTGCTGAATGGAATGAAGATAAGACTTGGTGTAGGTACAAAATAGATGCTTATATAAAAAGACCTGACCGTACTGTAGTTATAGATTTTAAGACAGGTAGGTTTATGGGCAACGAATCTACACACGAACAACAGTGTGCTTTATATGCATCAGCAACGTACAATCGTGACCCTAGTATAGAAAACATACAAGCTGAACTGTGGTATTTAGATCATGGTAAAATATCTAGACATTCGTACACTGTTGATGAAATAAAAGAAAGACAAGAAACATTCCATAACAGGGCATTAAAACTAACAGAAGCAACAGAATATCCAGCAATAGCTAGTGTTCAAAACTGTAAGTGGTGTCACTATGGTAAATCAGGAGTATGTAATGACTATCGGAGCATCTAACGTAAGGGAAGTATTAGACGTATTAGAAGGGGGTGAAGTTAAACGCTACCACACTCTTGCTACTATTGGTGAGCAAACTGTAGGAAGCCATTCTTGGGGTGTTGCTTTAATACTACATTGGCTTCAGCCAGATATAAGTAANATAGCAATGTTAAAAGCATTAACACATGATGTAGCAGAAAAACAGACTGGTGATATGCCAGCACCTACAAAATGGAATAATAAAGACTTAGCTTCTGAACTGTCTATCGTAGAAAAAGATATAGAACAAAAACTAGGTATTGATTACGATTTAACACCAGAAGAAAAAGAGTTTTTTAAACAATCTGATTTATTTGAGCTTTTACTTTATTGTGTAAACCAACGTAGTTTAGGCAACACTAATGTAAATGTTGTTTTTAGTAATGGTGTAGAGAAGTTAGTCGACATGAAACTAAANGCTAGAGGGAAATCACTATTGGCATATTTAGTACAATCATACGGAGCAACGGAATGAGACAACAACCTATGTTTACACCAAGATCAGACTGGACTCCTCCTGAGACATTACCTGATCTATCCTCAGCGAAACGCATAGCTGTTGATTTAGAAACTAAAGACCCAGATTTAAAACTTTCTGGTCCAGGCTGGGCAACAGGTAACGGATATGTGACAGGAATAGCTATAGCAACAGATAACTGGAGTGGTTATTTACCAATTCGTCATGATGGTGGTGGTAATTTAGACACTGGTTTTGTTTTACGTTGGTTATCAAAAACACTAAGTGGTAACGCAGATAAAATATTTCATAACGCACTCTATGATGTTGGTTGGTTAAAACGAGAAGGTGTAGAGATACGTGGTAAAATACACGATACTGTAATTGCTGCTCCGTTAGTAGATGAACACCGCAGAAGATACTCTTTAGATTCACTCGGTGAAGATTATTGTGACGATAGAAAAGACGAGACTTTGTTAAAAGATGCTGCGAGTGCATTCGATATTGACCCAAAAGCAGAAATGTATGCTTTACCTGCAAAATATGTTGGTGAGTATGCTGAGCAGGATGCTGTGTTGACATTAAAACTGTGGGATGTACTACAGAAAAAACTTATAGACGAAAATTTACAAGCAATATATGATCTTGAGTCTAGTCTTATTCCTCTATTAGTAGAAATGCGATGGAAAGGTGTGCGTGTTGACATAGATGAGGCTGAAAAAAGTGTTGTGTCACTTAAAAAACAAGAAAAAGACTGTATAAAACAGATAAAGTATAAATATGGTGTAGATGTAGACGTATGGGCATCTGCAAGCGTCGCTAAAGCGTTTGATAAAGCTGGTCTAACATATCCTAGAACACAAAAAACAAACGCTCCTAGCTTCACTGGAAAATGGTTAGAAGGATTAAACCATGGACTCCCTAAACTTATTGTACAAGCAAGGAAATATCAAAAGATTCGTAGTGCGTTTATCGAAAATATGATATTAGAACATGCTAATAAAGGTAGAATACATGGGCAAATGCATCCTCTGCGTGGAGACTCGGGAGGAACCGTTAGTGGCAGGTTTAGTTATAGTACACCAAATCTACAACAAGTACCAGCTAGAGATCCAATCCTTGGTCCACTCGTACGTGGTTTATTTTTGCCAGAAGAAGGACATAGTTGGGGTGCGTTTGATTATTCCCAACAAGAACCTCGCTTGACTGTGCACTATGCTGCTCGAATGAAACTGCCAGGATCAGAAGAAGCTGTATCTGCATACAAAGAAGATGATGCAGATTTCCACCAGATTGTAGCTGATATGGCAGGCATTGCTAGAAAAGATGCAAAAGTAATAAATTTATCTCTAAGTTATGGCATGGGGAAAAACAAATTAATACAAGCACTCGGTATAAACGAATTAGAAGCCGATGCTTTGTTTAATAACTACCATTCAAAAGTACCTTTTATTAAAGAACTAACTTTATCCTGCTCTCGTAAGGCAGAGAATGTTGGTTTTATAAAAACACTTTTGGGTAGAAAGTGTCGTTTCGACATGTACGAACCTAGAACCGAGAAAAACTCACCGCTCCCTTTTGAACAAGCATACGAAGAGTATGGTCCCAACATCCGTAGGGCATTTACTTATCGTGCGTTTAATCGTTTAATCCAGGGAAGTGCAGCGGATATGACAAAACAAGCCATGCTTGATTTGTGGAACGAGGGCATTGTCCCCCACATACAAGTTCATGACGAGTTAGATGTATCTGTCCAAAATAAAGAAGAAAGCAGAAAGATTGTTGAAATTATGGAAAACTGTGTTGACCTAGTTGTTCCCTCTAAAGTAGATGCCGAGATAGGCAATACATGGGGTACTGCTTTGGTTGACCACAATAAATACTGGAGCAAATAAATGCAAGGAATTGACGAGCAGTCTGCGAAAGACTTCTTAGACAGAAACAAACTTATTTTCAATCTTTACAAAAAAGGAGTAACTATGGAGGAAATAGGTAGACAATATGGTGTGTCTAAACAACGTATTCATCAGATAATTCGAAGATGTAAAATCGGAGAAGGTAATTACTATGATGCACACAAACTAGAGACAGATAAAAGAGAACAAGACCCAGCTAATTTTGATAATTGGCTAAAGGACAAAGGTGTAAAAAGCATCAATAAAAAAGTTCTTGAAACCTTTTGAAGGAGCACGCTTTTTGGAGTTTAGTTAATAAAAATCTTAAAAATGTACACATACAGCGAATCGAGACGGGAGGTACTGGGCGTGGAATCCCAGATTTTAACGCATGCGACGATGGTGTTGAGTATTGGGTAGAATTAAAGGTTGTAAACTCAGGAAAAAAGATAGGACTGCGACCAGAGCAAGTTGGGTGGTTAATAAAACGCTCTTTGCATGGTGGTCGCTGTTTTATATTAGTTAGGACTCCTGACGCACAAATATATTTGTATAATGGTGCTGATGCCAGAGAAGTAGCTGATGAAGGATTGCGTTTAGAACCAAAGTTAGCAATTAAAAAACCTTACGATTGGGAGTTATTAAAAAAGTCCTTTACTACAGTGGTAAAGTAGTTTATCATGAATGAAAACTAATTATGACACGATATACGAATCCTCTAGGTGCGTGCTATTGGGTGCCGATTTTCTAGGTAAATGTGTGTGATACCCTTTATATCGTGGTTTTTCATAATGAGGGGTTAATTTACCACCAATAGTCCTTTACTTTCCTGTGTAGTCAGGCATCATAAAGGCAAGAAAGGAGAAATATTATGACATTTAACGAAATACTACAACAACTAAACGACAAGTATCCTGATTACAACAGGATACCTTGCGAAAAAAACTCTTCTGCTCGTATGGGTGGCTGGTTACTAAAAGATACCGACGATATGTATATCGGTTTCGTTAGTTTTCGTGGTGGTGCGCAGTTACTTGAGATTGCCGAGACTACCCCAGACAACAAACCACCTATTCGTGGTGCTACTAGCGAAAAGTTTAAAGAATTCAAAGCTAACCATAAACGATGATAGATAATTTAATATTTCTTATACAACTACCATGGTTTTTATTACAATGGTTTGTTATAATTGCAACGTGGGCAATATTGATTGATTATGTGTGGAAAAAAATAAGTGACAGGTAAAGGATCTACAAGAAGACCAGAAGATATAGACAAGTTTCAAGAAAACTTTGATAAGATCTTCGGGAAAAGAAAAGAAACAAAAAAGGAGAAAACTAAATGCGAAAAATAGAATTAAAAGTAACACATACAAACGGAACATACCCTGCCCCACCAGAATATGCCACTGTTGGCTCTGCTGGTTTAGACTTAGTTTCGTTAGAAGAAAAAACAATCCTCCCTAATGATTCGCATAAATTTGATATTGGTCTTGCGATATATCTAGGTGATACAGAAATATGTGGTCTAATATGCCCACGCTCAGGATTAGCTAGTAAAGGAATATCGCTTAAGAACACACTCGGTGTAATAGATGCAGATTATCAAGGTTCATTAATTGTAAATCTTGTCAATAATTCGGAAGAAGAATATACTGTAGAAAAAGGTGATAGAATAGCACAATTAGTAATCATGCCAATTATCAATGTAGTGTGGACTCCTGTGTTAGAATTTAGTGGTATAACTAAACGTAGCGTTGGTGGTTTTGGGAGCACAGGAAAATGAATGATCAAGAATTTTTAGACGCAGATTTTAACAACATCATGTATGAAAAGTATGGTAAAAAATGGACGGAGTATCAAGAGCAAGAAGTAAAAAGAATAGAAGAAGAACAGTTAGTCTCAATAGACAACGTAATGTTTGAACCTGTGCCTAAAAGACCTTTTCCAAGAGACAAGTATATTTATGAAGATGAAAAGTTTAATTCTGAACAAGATATGATCTACCTAAACAAATTAGGAAGGACTATAGAAATAACCTCTATTACATTTATTCTTTTATCTTTGATTGGGTTATTAGTAGTTTTTGTTTGGATAAAATTTTAAGGAGTAAACATGGCAAGAAAAAAACAAATATCTAAAAGACAAAAAGTTTTTAATTTTATTGATACCTCAATAGATTTATTACAGGCAAATTGGAAAAGATACACAGTAGTGTCTTGCTTTTTGGTTGCATTTAGTTCGCTGGGTTATATAACATTTTATTGGATTGATACAGTAGAAAGTGTAGAGTTAGTAGTTACTTATTTAAAATGAGTAAAAAATGGATATAGTAAAAGCAGAAAAGTTATGGCGAGAAAGTTGCCCCGAAGAAGCTAACGGATTGGTGAGCAGACGTAAAAAGGGCAATAGGTGGAACAAGATAGTTGAATCCGCTAAAGCCAGGAATAAACTCAAGCAGAAAAGCTAAGTAGTTCTTAACGATAAGTCTTCGGGAATATCTCCTTTCATCCAATATGTCAACGAATATCTCTTTCCTCTTGTTATATTTAATGCTGTATGTCTGTGTGTTACTTTAGAAGGAAACAATATCGCGTGACCTACAGGTAATGTACCAGCAGCAAACTTTTGCCTTTCAAAATACACACCGCCTTGGTCGAAATCATCGTTTAGTTGTACCGATAAAGTTATCTCTGCCAATCCATCGTGGTGCCATCCAGGATTTCCTATTTGTCCATCCATACTGTGTTTTACTACGAAAGCTGACGACAACCATATAACAGGAAAATTCCATACAGAACCAGCTATAGGTAATACATGTTTTTCTATATTCTGTATATGTGCTGTGTTGGCATAAGGTGATAAATCTTTTAGATCTATTTCTGGTGCAGGATATTCGTCTCCTTGTCTGTGGTTAAACTGTCCAACTTCTTCGCATATTTCTATTAGTTCAGCACAATATTCTGGTGTAAGAAACGGAAAACTTATTATGTCGTTTGCTGGCTCTTCGACTAAATCTAAAACTTTTTTACGAACAGCATCCGTCGGCATAAAAGAATCTTCTGGAACAAGAACATAATCTTTTGTTGCTTCTAATAACTCTGGTGCTATATTTTGGGGGGAATAATTGTAGATCCTGCTTAGATCAACCATGAGATAATTATAGCCTCTAGAAAAGAATATAAAAAGTCCTTTACTTTGTTGCGCAATAATATATCATGATGTTATTGTTTTAAAAAGAAAGGAGAAAAATATGAAACATGTATCTATAAACACTAACGATTCTAGAGATTCAAAACTAGAGGAACTTGGTATCAAAACTATATCTGTAATTGACGCAGGTATGTACAGTAACAGGCATGTTGTCTACACTTACGATAACAAACTGTGGCTTGGTAGTGGCTACGAATCTTACAGTCCTGGCTCAACTAACCAATATCATTACGACACGCAATCTAATTGCTTGCTTCTCGGTGATGTTGCTGGTTACACCGAAGAAGAACTTTCTGAAATTAATGTTAACAATGTTACTTCTCTGCCTTCTGCTACGCGTGAACTTTTGACTGGTAACTGGTTGTTCCCTGATACAGCAGAAGAACTAAAAAGTTACAGAACAGAGTTTTATTTAAAAAACAAAAAAGAAACATACAACCACTAAGAAAGGAGAAAAACATGCAAACGATGACAAAAGAAAACCTAGTTACTGTCTTATCTGACAGTATCAAAATAGAAATAGAGGAAGACGAAAATAATGTATATCTTCGTGTTCTTGAAAAAGATCCTGAGTCTATTCACCTATTTATACTTAACTCTTTGACTCTTAAAAAAGCTAGAGAGTTATCCCTTACAATGGAGGGTAATAGTGAATATCTTTAAATGTGGTGCGGTAATGTGTGTTGGCATAGTGTTAGCCATGATTATCGCAGAAAACGATCTAGGAAAAGGTGTCGAGTTAGTCGGCATCCTAGCGGTGCTACTTTCGGGTGCGACCAGTATGCTCTACGCTTTAGAACCAAAGCTACAGCGTCTGTACATGCTCGAAAATGCGTATAGTAAACTATGGAATAAGAAAGGAGAAATATAATGACAAATCCATATAACAAAAACCTGTCGACTGTGTTTAAAACGCTCAGAAAAGCTGTCGATGGCAACCCTAATGCTGAAGAAGCATTAGCTTTACTTTCTGAGCATGTAAAACGTAAAACACCAAAAAGCCGTAAGACTCGTGATTATGGTATTTATGACGACCATGTTGTAAAACAATCTGGTGCTTTCCGTAGTGGTGCGACTGTCCCTCGCTCACCTAATATCAAGCAAGTTATCGAGGCTATAGGTGGTAAAGGTAGGACAGTAAAAACCCTTAAAAAAGAACTTGGTGTTTGCGAGGCTGATTTTGCTTACTACCATAAATGGGGATATATCGACGTAATGACTGGGAGTGCCTCGTGAGGGGCATTCTTATAGACCCTACATCTAAATCGATAACCGAAATAGAATATAGTGGCGATTACAAACAGATATACACGCTGTGTGATTTTAGATATTTTGAGTGTGCCGAGATAGACGAGGAACACACATTATTTATTGACGAGGAAGCTTCGTTCAAAGAAGATAATGATTTCTTCAGAATCGTTGGCGATCCTCCACGCAGTTTTGCTGGTAAAGGTTTAATATTAGGTCTTAATTATTCAGGAGAGTCTGTTGGCTCCCAGTTATCCGTAGAGGATATAGAAGAAAAGATAGGTTGGGAAGATTGAAAAAAGGCATTACATTCGGAGCGTTCGATTTATTTCATGCTGGTCACACATTAATGCTAGAAGAAGCAAAAACTGTGTGTGACCATTTAATCGTTTGCCTTCAAAACAATCCGAACAACGACCGCGCAGAAAAAAATGTGCCTGTACAAAGTATTGTTGAAAGACAGATACAGTTAAAAGCATGTAAATTTGTTGACGAGATTATTGTCTACGAATTAGAAATAGATGTTGTCGACATACTCTTGAGTCTTGACTGGGATGTTCGTATAATAGGCGAGGAATATCGTCACGAGCCTTTCACTGGCAGAGATATAACTCTTGACCGTTGTTACTTTAATAAGAGAAGACATAAGTTCTCTACAAGCGAACTTAGAAAAAGAATAAAATAGTCCTTTACTTTGTTGTAGAAAAGACTATCATGACTGGGTATTAATTAAAAAAGAAAGGAGAAAACTATGAATAATACAGGAAACTCAGAATATTGGACAATGACAGGAACAGAGGCTAAAGCGCATGTTCAAAAGCTAAAAAATAACCCTTCTAAATATGGTTCCGTGACCATAAAAATGTACTTGGCTTGTAACCATGTAGAAAAAATAGAAGACGAAGGTAAGTATGAAGAAGATACATACGGAGGTAGCGAATGGGGAATGAATACAACATCTATTGAACTTAGGTGGAAAGATTTCCTAAATGTTTGCGCAGAAGCTGATACTTTTTCTAAACTTAAAAAAGCAAGATTCGAAGAAGTTGGTCGCGATAATACTTCTGCCGAACATGGTACAGGGATTACTCTTCACACTCACCATAATTCTAACTTTAATTACACTATGGTCTTAATCACATAAGAGTGTAGTTTCTTGACTCTTGCTAAATGGCTCCTTCGGGAGTCATTTTTTTATTTTAATAAAGTCCTTTACTTTTATTCTAGAATAGTGCATCATGACTGTATTGATTATTTATTAACAACAAGAAAGGAGAAAAATATGAAAAATCAACTAACTACTAACCAACAAAACGCGATGAATATCTTAGACGACCAAGTTATTACTCAGTCCGACTTTGTCGACGAGGGTGGTGCTTATGTAATCTTATCTGACTTAATTGAGATATTAGTTGGCGAGGGTTGGACTACTAAATCTGCCGAGGGCACTATTGGTTCTCTGTGTGAGACTAAGCACTTAGATTTATTTGAGCGTGCTATGGACAACTTTCCTTTTAACCCTTCTTGGGCTCGTCAGGATACTTGGTGGTTGTCGCTGTAATAACTGCCTCTTAATAAATGGCTCCTTCGGGAGCCATTTTTTTATTTTAATAAAGTCCTTTACTTTCTTCGAGAATGATATATCATGACTGTATTGTTAACAAAAAAGAAAGGAGAAAAACATGACAATATTAAAAGACGGCAAAAAACTAACACCGACTCAAGTAGCAAAACTACAGATTCAAGATGCTCTTTTTCAAAGACTCGATGATGTAGGTAGCAGAATCGAAGATGATCTAGACGGAAGCACTTTTTCTGATATCTACAAAAGTGGTGACCCTCAAGAATGGACCGACACAGAAATGCGACTTTGTCAACAGGCTTACGTCAAGCAAATGAACCGAGTCTTAAAAATGATGACTATAGAAAAAGACTCATACCCAATAGTTAAGTCTTAGTCTCCCTCCCAGTTATATGGCTCCTTCGGGAGCCATTTTTCGTATTGGATATTGGCTATTCATGAGGAGTGGATTTATTAATTGATGTTGACGAAAAGTCGGATATTGGCTAATAGTCTAATAGGTTGTTGTCGAATGCCTCTTGTAGAAGAGTATACAGCGTATTAGATGAGGTTATTAGATGACTATTAGATGTAAGAGGTAATATGGGATACGTATGGTAATTCTTTACCATAGCAAGGGAATAGGGTTAGAATATGGAACAACGAGGTAGTGTGAGCCTTATATAAGTCTGGAGAGACATACCATATATGGAAGCGAGTCGCAAGGAAAAGAAGCTAACACCTAAACAGGAGAAGTTCGCTCAAGCGGTTGCATCAGGAACCAGCTTAAAGGAGGCTGCCGTCCTTGCTGGCTACTCACACAAGAATGCTGGCAGAGCAGGAGCATTCCTCGCGAACAACGAGCCTCTTGTACAACGACGAATACAAGAGTTACAGAACAGAGGGGCAGCGAGGGCAACGCTCACACTATCCAGGCATCTTGACAATCTCGAAGAGTTAAGAGACAAGGCACTCTCGAACAATGCCTTTGGGGCAGCAGTAACTGCCGAGATAAGCCGAGGCAAAGCAGCAGGAATATATGTCGAACGCAAAGAACTAACGGTCAACAAAACGTCAGACCTTACCAAGCTAGAAATAATAAGTAGACTCAAAGAATTACACCAAGAGTCAGGAGGGGTTTTGCCTTCGACCACATACACTATTGAAGGAGAACAGTCTGTTGACTCCGAGCCTGAGTTCGAGAACACTGTTGTCGAAGAGTCAAAGGACAATAGTTCTGGAGTTATTTGATTATGAGTAGGATTCTTTTCTATGTGGACTCTTGGTATCTTGACTCAGAGCATGATGACCCCCCCTGCATGTATGACTTCTATATAAAAACTTTACGTTGGTTCACAGTCCGTAGTCTCCAAAATATATTCCACAAAAATTTTGCAATATTTTTATAAATGAAAGATAGCGAACTAGAGCACATACCCCAAGAGTTACTTGTCGAACATCTCGAACTATCGGAACGATTGGCGGAACTCACAGAAAAGGAAACAATACAGACGAACTTTCTTCCATTCGTAAAAGCGATGTGGTCAGACTTCATAGAAGGGGAACACCACCGCATAATGGCAAAAGCTTTTGACCGAATAGCATCAGGCGAACTGAAAAGACTTATTATCAATATGCCACCACGTCATACTAAGTCGGAATTCGCCTCCTACATGTTCCCAGCGTACCTAGTCGGTAGGAATCCTGGACTCAAAATTATCCAGGCAACACACACTGCAGACTTGGCTGTTCGTTTTGGTCGTAAGATTCGTGACCTAATTGTAACAAAACAATATACTGATGTGTTCCCGAACGTTGAGTTAAATCCAGAGAGTAAAGCAGCAGGAAGATGGGAAACAAGAACTAGAGACGGAAAAATGAACGGCGAATATTTTGCATCAGGTGTCGGTGGTGCACTAGCTGGTAGGGGTGCGGACTTATTTATTATTGACGACCCACATTCTGAGCAAGATGCGATGAGTGCTAACGCTCTTGATGATGCGTACGAATGGTATATGACTGGACCAAGACAGAGACTACAGCCAGGAGGTGCTATAGTAATGGTTATGACGCGTTGGTCTAAAAAAGATTTGACTGGTCGCGTTGTGAAAAAAATGATGGAATCAGAAGAAGCAGACCAATGGGAAATTATAGAACTGCCTGCGATTCTACCAAGTGGTAAACCTTTATGGGAAGGTTATTGGCCACTGCCTGAATTACAAAAGATCAAAGCCTCTATTTCTCCAAGTAAATGGACAGCTGAATATATGCAGAACCCTACTGGGGAAGGTGCGTCGATTATCAATAAAGAATGGTTTAAAGTTTGGGATAGAGATTCTCCGCCACACGTTGACTATATTATTCAATCTTACGACACGGCTTTTTTAAAAACTGAAAGAGCGGATTACTCAGCTATAACAACATGGGGAGTGTTTTATCCTGAAGGAACTATCGGGGAAGACAGTTACGCAGGTAATGAAGCACATATTATATTATTGGATTCAGTTCGCGAGAGGCTTTCTTTCCCTGAATTAAAACAGAAAGCTCTAGAACAATACAACGAATGGGATCCTGAGTCTGTAATAATAGAAGGTAAGGCATCGGGTATGCCTCTGACACAAGAACTCCGTGCTCTTGGCATACCTGTACAAAACTTTACACCGAGCCGAGGGCAAGACAAAGTTGCTAGATTAAATGCGTGTACTCCGTTGTTTAGTGGAGGTTATGTGTGGGTGCCAGAAACTAATTGGGCAGAACAACTTGTTGATGAAGTGTCGGACTTTCCTTACGGAGAACATGATGACTTAGTTGATAGTACAACACAAGCATTAATGAGATTTCGTCAAGGAGGTTTTGTAAAACTAGGAACTGACTATGAGGAAGAACCAGTGTATCGAAGGAAACGAGTTTACTATTGAGTACATTATAACGTATGATTTAAACTTGCTCATCAAAATTGGAGAAAATTAAAAGTAAATGGCGATAGAAAAAACAATGTTGGACGCATTGATGAATGGTGAGTCTACTGAAGTTGAGATCCCAGAAGAAATGGGTGAAGTCCTGCCTGAAAACATAATTATAGAAGGCGAAGAAGAAACTGACATTGCCATAGTCCCTGACCCAATAGAAGATTTTAATGAAAACTTAGCTGAAGTTATAAACGAAAGTGACTTACGAGCACTTTGTATGGACTTAACATCAGATTTCGACGAAGATGAAGAGTCTCGTAGAGAATGGTTAGAAACATTTACAAATGGTTTAGACTTACTCGGTATAAAAACTGAAGATAGAAGTGAACCATTTCCAGGTGCGAGTGGTGTACATCACCCTTTATTATCAGAATCTGTAGCACAGTTCCAAGCACAAGCCTATAAAGAACTCTTGCCTGCTGATGGACCTGTTAAAACACAAGTTTTAGGCAACGTTGACCCCTCAAAAGAACAACAAGCACAAAGAGTCAAAGAGTTTATGAACTATCAGATAACATACAATATGGAAGAGTTCGATCCAGAACTAGACCAGTTGCTGTTTTATCTCCCACTTTCTGGTTCTGCTTTTAAAAAGGTTTTTTATGACCCTTCTAAAGCAAGGGCAGTAAGCAACTTTATAATGGCAGAAGATTTTATAGTTTCTTANTCAACAACAGACCTACTTGATTGCCCAAGAGCAACACATGTCATACAGATGACAGAAAACCATATCCGTAAGATGCAACAGGCAGGTTTATATAGAGATGTAGAGATAGGTGAACCCTCACAAGACGAAGAAAGTCTCTCTGGTGTTAAATCAAAGATAGACAATATAACTGGAGTCAGCAAACCTTCAGTTGCTGAGACCTATACAGTGCTCGAAATGCATGTAGACCTCGATTTAGAAGGTTTTGAAGACTCAGAAGACGGTGAAGAGACAGGAATTGCCTTACCATATATAGTTACAATGGTAAAAGAGAGTAATCAGATACTTGCTATACGAAGAAACTTCTCCCCAGACGACCCTCTTAAGAAGAAAATAGAGTACTTTGTTCACTATAAATTCCTTCCAGGACTAGGTTTTTATGGTTTTGGGCTTATACACATGATAGGTGGTCTAAGTAAATCAGCAACATCTATACTAAGACAACTTGTCGATGCAGGCACATTAAGTAACTTACCTGCTGGATTTAAGGCAAGAGGAATGCGAATTAGGGATGATGATACACCTATAGAGCCTGGAGAATGGCGAGATGTAGATGTCCCAGGTGGCACTATAAGAGATGCGCTTATGCCACTACCTTATAAAGAACCAAGTGGCGTACTAGCACAACTTTTAGGTGTTATCGTAGAAGGTGGTCAGCGTTTTGCAAATATAGCAGACATGAAAATAGGTGATATGGGTCAAGAAGCACCTGTTGGTACAACTATTGCTATGCTAGAACGTGGTAGCAAAATTATGTCAGCGATACATAAACGTCTACACTATGCTCAAAAAGTAGAATTTAAACTTTTAGCTAGAGTATTCTCAGAATCTCTACCTCCTGAGTATCCTTACGATGTAGTTGGTGGATCTCGTACTATATACGCAAGAGACTTTGACGGACAGGTGGACATATTACCAGTAAGTGATCCAAACATATTTAGTATGAGCCAACGTGTCGTGCTCGCACAAACTCAGTTACAGTTAGCACAAAGTGCTCCTGAGTTACATAACCTAAGGGAAGCGTATTTTAAAATGTATACTGCTTTGGGTGTACAAAACATAGACGAAATACTCGAACCACCAGAAGACATGTCACCGAAAGACCCAGTGCAAGAAAACCAAGATGCACTTATGGGTGCACCACTAAAAGCATTTTTAGAACAGAATCATGATGCGCACATAGCAGCGCATATGGCATTTATGCAGAATCCTATGGTGCAACAGAATCCTGCTGCAATGCAGGCACTTCAAGCACATATACAAGAACATCAAGCTATGAAGTACAGACTACAAGTACAACAGATACTAGCTGAACAAGGTATGGAACTTCCACCAGAAGGGCAACCAGTACCTATGGAAGTACAAAACCAGATAGCCATGTTGGCAGCACAAGCAACTCAGCAAATAACAGGACAAGAACAAGCCTTGATAGAAGCACAGCAAATGGCACAACAGCAACCACAAATGGACTTGGCTAATAAACAACTAGAATTACAAGGTATGGAAATACAAAGAAAAGCACAAGCAGATCAGTTACGTGCTCAAACAGAACTTACTAAAGCAGAAATGGATGCGCAAACTGCTTTAGCGAAAGCAGAGAAAAATGAAGACATAGCTCAACAAAGAATTGCAGCTTCTCGTGAGAAAGATGCAATGGAAGCTGAACTCAAGTCTCAGAAATCTTATGGTGAAATATTAAAACAAGTAAAAGACGCAGAGGAGAATAGTGAGTAATGGCTAAAAAACGAGGGTTGTACGACAACATAAACGCAAAGAGAGATCGAATCAAAGCTGGTTCTGGTGAAAAAATGAGAAGTGCTGGTGACAAAGGTGCACCAAGCGCACAAGATTTCAAAGACGCAGCTAAAACTGCCAAGAAAAAAGACGGAGGTCTTTATAAAATGGCTGATGGTGGCATGTATAAGATGGCTGGCGGAGGCATGCCAGGAGGTACAATGCTTAAAATGAAAGACGGAGGTTTAGCTGTACAAAGTAAAGGCTGTGGAACAGTAGACAACAAACGCAGAAAACCAACAAAATTACGATAGGAGAAAAATATGCCAATGAAGGAATACTCAAAAAAGCAGAAGAAAATTGCTAAAGTCGCAGAACCAAGAGATAAAATCGATGGAGCAGATTTCAAAAAGCTTAGAGGAATGAAAGATGGTGGTATGTACAACTACAGCGAAGGCGGTTTACACACTCATAAGAAAGTTGTAAAAACAAGAGGCACAGGTGCTGCTACAAAAGGTTTAAATTTTCATAGTTCTGATTAATGGACTATATAAAGGTTGTCGAGTACCTACTCAAAAAGTACAGAGAACGTTGTACTGCTTTAGAAGAAACACTCGCATCGGGAGGTGTTGCTAGTTTTGAGCAATACCAACGCGTCGTCGGAGAGATATCAGGTCTTCGCTCTGCCGAACAAGAAATAATTGACCTGCGTAAAAATATGGAGAAAGAAGTAGATGACTAAAGAAGTTGTACCAGATGTTGTTATGAATTTTGACAAGGCTCCTGCTCGTGTACCTGAAGAGGTCGTGCCAGAAGAAAAGTCAGTTGAAGAGATTACATCGCAAACAGAAAAATTACCACAACCAACAGGATACAGAGTATTGATACTACCGAGAGGCAGATCAGCTGTAACTGATGGTGGCATTCAATTAGTTTCTGAAACTATTGAAAGAGACACAGTATCCTCAGTTGTAGGATATGTTATTTCTCTTGGACCAGATGCATACAAGGATCCTGTAAAGTTTCCTGAAGGTGCTTGGTGTGAAGAGGGAGAATGGGTGCTTTTTGGCAGATACGCTGGTGCTCGATTTAAAATTGATGGAGGAGAACTCCGTATTTTAAATGACGATGAAATATTAGCCAGAATACCAGACCCAGAAGCAGTAGATTATTAATAACCAACATGGAGGAAACCATGCAACAAGAAGAAAATCTTGCCATAGAAGAAACAGTAGAAGTCGAACTTCCTACTGAAGAAAAGAAAGAAGAAAATATAGAAATTGTCGATTCTCAACCTGAGGAACAACCAGTTGAAGATGATAAAACTGAACAAGAAGAGTATAGTGATTCTGTTCAGAAAAGAATCAACAAGCTAACCTATAAGCTAAGAGAAACAGAAAGACAAAACGAAGAAGCAGTTTCTTGGGCACAAAAAGTCCAAGAAGAAAATGCTACACTTAAGAAAAAAGCTGAATCTGCAAATACAGCTATGTTTTCTGAATATGATAACAGGATCAATACAGAATTAGATTCTGCTAAAGCAGAGTATAAGGATGCACTTGATCGTGGCGACACAGAAGCTGTTGTATCATCAAATGAAAAACTTGCTCGTTTGTCAGTAGAAGCAGAAAGTTTACGTCGTGTAACAGAACAGCGTAAAAGAGCTGCCGAGAACCCTGAAGAGAAAGTACAGCAGCCAGTTATGCCAGAAGCAAACACTGCTCAACCAGCACCACCAGATCCTAGAGCACAAGAATGGGCAAAGAAAAATGATTGGTTTGGTAAAAACCAAGGTTTAACTTTTGCTGCATTTGGTGTACATAGAGAACTTATGGATGAAGGTTATGATGGCGCAACTGATGACTACTATGCAGAATTGGACAACAGGCTTTCCAAATTCGGAATAAGCACCTATAATGAAGATCAAGAACAAGTTTCCGACTCTCCCGTGCAGAGAGTAGCGAGTCCTACAAGACAAGCAAGAAGTAAAAATGCACGCAGTAAGACTGTAAAACTCACACAGAGTCAAGTAGCAATAGCGAAAAAACTTGGTGTGCCTCTTGAAGAGTATGCTAAATATGTTAAAACACAATAAGGAGTAAAAAATGACAGAAAAAGATACAAATAAACAAGTAGATGAATCTGTTGCTACTGATCGATCTCCTCGATCTGCACAAGCACGAGAAAAAGAAACTCGCAGAACACCATGGGCACCGCCCTCTGCACTAGATGCACCACCTGCACCTCCAGGTTTTAAGCATCGTTGGATTAGAGAATCTATACTTGGACAAGACGATAAGACTAATATGTCTAAACGTCTACGTGAAGGCTTTGAGCCTGTACGTTCGGAAGAGTTTCCAGATTTTGAAGCACCAACGATACAAGATGGAGTACATGCTGGTGTGATCGGAGTAGGTGGTTTGATCCTGGCAAGAATACCTGAGGATACAGTTTTAGAACGGAAAGAGTATTTCGATGCTCAAACCGCTGACGCTATGCGTGCTGTTGACACAGATTTAATGAGAGAAAGCGACCCAAGTATGCCTATTAGTAGACCTAATAGAAATACCAAAGTTACTTTCGGAAAAGGATCTTAGGTAAAACTAAGAATTTTAACAACATATTTTATATAAAGGTGAAATAATATGGCGAATGTAAATGACCCAGATGGTTTTACTCCCGCATATCATATGTCTGGTGGTACAATCAGACCTGCAGAGTTTGCGATAGCAAGTGGCACGAACGCTTCGATTTTTTCGGGCGACGTAGTCAATCTCTCAAGTGGTTTGGTTATACAGGGTACTGCAACAGGTACTCCACTAGGTGTATTTTACGGAGTAGAATACTCAGCAACTTCAGGTGAAAAGATTTTTTCAAAATCTTGGATAGCTGATACTGCAACATTAGGCTCTGCGAATGCTAAAGCATTTGTTTATGTCGATCCAGATATTGTTTACGAGGCGCAGGCATCTGCTACTCCTACACAAGCATCTATCGGTACAACAAATACTATAACAACAACCGCAGGTGATTCTTCAACAGGTCGATCAAAAGAAGCAGTTACAGCAACTACTTCTAGTGGGATTGCACTAATAGTAGGTTTTCCCGATAAACCGTCAAATTCTATTGGTCAGTACGCTAGGATGTATGTAACATTCCCAGCTTCTGTGTTCGGTAATTCATAAAGGAGTAAATAACAATGGCAATTAATAGAGCACAATTAGTGCAAGAACTAGAGCCTGGATTAAACGCTCTCTTTGGACTTGAATATAGCAGATACGAAAACGAGCATGCTGAAATTTTTGATACAGAAAATTCAGATAGAGCGTTTGAAGAAGAAGTTATGCTTTCAGGTTTCGGTGAAGCACCAGTGAAAGGCGAAGGTGCATCAGTCTCATACGACTATGCGCAAGAAACTTTCACCGCTAGGTACTCTCACGAAACTGTAGCGTTAGCTTTTGCTTTGACAGAAGAAGCTATAGAAGACAACCTATATGACAGCCTTTCAGCTAGATACACTAAAGCGTTAGCTCGATCAATGAGCCAAACGAAACAAGTGAAAGCTGCAAATGTTCTCAATAATGGTTTCTCATCTAGTTTTCCAGGAGGGGATGGTAAGGAGTTATTTGCTACTGACCACCCAACTTTGACAGCTGGTGATCAATCCAACGAGCCAAGCACAGCTGCTGATTTGAACGAAACTTCTCTAGAGAATGCAATGATAGATATCTCTGCATTTAAAGATGAACGTGGTTTAAAAACTAACGTTCAAGCTAGAAAATTAATCGTTCCACCAGCACTTCAGTTTGTAGCTGATAGACTGCTTAACACTCCTGGAAGAGTAAGTACTTCTGATAACGATATAAACGCTATCAGAAATATGAGCATGCTTCCAGAAGGTTATACAGTTAATCACTTCTTAACCGATACGGATGCGTTTTTTATCAAAACAGACGCACCTAACGGACTAAAACATTTTGTAAGGGCAGCAATGTCTACTGGTATGGAAGGCGACTTCGAAACTGGTAACATGCGTTACAAAGCAAGAGAAAGATATTCTTTTGGTTTTAGTGACTGGCGTGGTATTTATGGTTCCCCAGGAGCATAAATAATCGTTTAGACAAAGTAAAGGGAAGCTTCGGCTTCCCTTTCTTTTCTTCGACAATAAGTATAGAATAAATTTATCTAGGATAAAT